TCACGATCATACATTTCATTAACCAACCAAATGTTTTGTTTGATCCATGCAATTTCGTTTTCTTTCTTGGTAAGCATCTCACGAAGATCGTAGAGTTGCTTATTACGTTCGGTGATTGTCATTGCTTTAGGTGTGCTCATACAACTATGACAGTTTAGAGGTGAGTAACTTTTAATCCTTAAACTTTTCCATTATCATAGCAATAACTACGAAAACAGAGATAGGTATAGCAACATACCAATACTCAATAAGTAACCAAAGCATGAAAATAAACCCTATCACTATAATCAAACCTATGGCATTTCCTGCATCACTAATAGCAGAACTTCCACGCGGTTCATTATAAGATCTTTCGCATTGTACTATACAACCAGGGTTTCTACGTTGCACCATACAAATTGCATCATGTGCCGTCAATGCTTCTACTGTTTCAACATATTGCTGAAACATATCAGTTTGACCAACTTTAGGATATACTCTAATGTCGTAAATCATAACTAATCCTCATAGTGTTTTTCATGCTGGTGTTACACTCCATTCATCTGTAGGAACCATCGTTTTGATGACATGTTCAACATTTTCGATTCCATAAACTACAACTTTCTGAGTTGAAATGTAACCACTTTTCTTCTCACGTTTCCATGAAACAACCCATCGATCACAAGATACTTTCATACCCAATTCTCCATAAATTCGTCAAGTGTGTAACCTTCGCCAGTTGATGTTTCTTCAATCAATTGTTCGATTGTAAGTTCTTCCATCTTCAAACGATACTCCTCTGGTGTGTCATCATTAGGATCATAATCATCATGACAAAGATACTCCCATTCACGAACAAGTGCATCAATTAGTTGCTCTTTAGTATAATCCATAATCAGGCACCCTGATAGTATGAATTGCGATAAAGATAACCACCCGCCCAATCACAATTCTCCAACATAAACTCACGTTCTTGAATGATTAGCAGATTGAAGCGTACTCCTTTAGCAGGTGCTTTGTATGATGCTGCTTTGTAAACTTCACCAGTCTTCTTATCAATGAAGGCATGAACTGATTCAGTCTCACCATTGACACATTGCATCACTTTGTGATACTTACGACCAGAGATGAGTACATAAGAATAGTTCTTACCATTAGGATGTGAACGCTGATGACTTTGCTGAAGAGCATCACACAGCATCAGAGCATACTTAGTGACATTCAATTGAATGGTGTTCTGAGCATCTTTTTGGGCAACGTAGTCTGTGAATGTGGTGGTCATAATGTTTGGATGCTTATACTATAAGGACAGTTTAAAGGTGAGTAACTTTAATTTACCACGTTTTTGCCATCAAAAAATTCGCACGACTGAACTCTTTACGGTCAACAACCTTGAAGATGCCATATTGATTGCTGATAACATAACCTTCATGCAGACTATAAGTATCACCAATCATACAGGTAATGTCATCGGTTTCATTGGTGAACCAGAACAAATCGTCCTTGATAGTTGCAACCAACTTCCACAATCGCATCACATTGATATCAATATCAAATTTTTCTGCAATTTCATTTTCGTCAATGTCATTCTCAGCACGGATACAATCATTGATATGTTTTTTGACCTTTGCAGCAGTTTTATCATTCAAAAAAGAACCATGACACAAAGTTGCCATTTGTTTGGCAAAATTGCAAACGTCCTTCAAATCTTCACGATAAGGGTTCAATGAAACTTCTGGTTTTACAAAGAAACATTTATAGGTACTTTTGGGACAAAGTATCATAGGTGATGAAACTGCATTACGAAGGTCATCATCTGCCACATAGATTGTATGAGGTGCAATGATAATATCTTCTGCAATTATTTCAGGAAAGATGTAAGTGATCGTGTTGGGACGATAAGTAAGGCTACCACCATAACCAATGAAATCACCTTGAAAGATAGAATCTGTGCGAGGCAAACAATCAAAGCAAGCATGAAGAATACGCGCAACTTTACCCTGATGGTTTTTGTCAATTTCTTCATGAGAATGATTGATTTTGATTTTTACTTTGTTGAAAACAGATTTAGTGCCAACAAAAAATGTATTGGTTGCAGGATCTGTACCCCAAACAATAGCAGGAGCACCATCCATTTTAGTGCTGATGAAACTATCAGGTTCAGAAAACCAATCAAGAACCGAAAGATCTCCAGTCAGGATAGAATCTTCAGGATGTTGTAGGTGGGTGTTCTTCATACTACTGAAACAGTTTAGAGGTGAGTAATTTTTACATGAGCATAAAAAAGGAGGGTGATAATACCCTCCTCATAATATCACCGATCAATAGCAGAATAATATGCTTTGTCGGTGATAACATTAAACAGAAAAGAAAGATCCTCTCCTAGTTTTTTAATTTCGTAATTATGAATACGGAGACGTGCTTTTAAATCTAAGAACAAAAGATCAAAGGTAGCATCATAGTCCTCACGTTCCATAATTACGGTGGGACGAGTCATAAAAGAATCGTGTGTTTACACTACAGATACACTTTGATGGTGAGTAACTTTAACTGAAGAAAGATTCCACTCCTACAGGTTCACCAAATCCATAATCATATTCTAGTGCATTAGTACAAACGTAGTGAGGGTGATCAACTGGAACACCAATTCTTTTACACAACTCAGCGTGATTATCTTCCATAAGTTCTACTGCAAACAGCATATTATCATTGATATGTGTTAAGTCATGATACTTCAATAATTCTGTTTGCAGTGCCAATAGGAAGTTCCCTGACCCCGCAGAATTATCAAGAAAAGTAGACTTAGGATCTTTTAGCGTAGATTTAGAGATCTCTGATACCATTTCAACACAAAGTTCAGCAGGAGTGAATACTTCACCTGTCTCATCAATTCTATCATCGGTCCTTTCAATGTCCGACCCTGTAGTAGAGTTGTGCTGATTCTTTTTAGAAGTATCGTCTTTTCTAAACATAAAAATTTGGAATAAAGTTGTTGATATATTCTCTGTCTTCTTGTGAAATGTTGTAATAGTCAAATACAGAATCGTCGTCCCATTGTTGATTCAATGGCGGCATAGGTACACAGTCAAGGTATCTTTTAATATACAAATGTTGGGAAACTTTGTTGATAGACAAAGCAAACCTTGCAAACTTAGTCTTTAGATAAGAGACCATATTTGCTCTCTCTTCAGAACTATTCAGAAGAAAACAACGTGCTCCTTTCTTGTAACCATAAAGATCACTTCTCTCATAAAAGAATGTCCAGAAGTCATCTTTACAAGTCTTAGTCTTATCTTTTGCTCTACCATCTCCACAAATTTCAGGTGCCTTCAGTGTGCAATCTGTTGCACGATCTTCCAACTTAGCAACATGCTGATAAACATTACTAGAAACAGCAAGTTCTTTGATATTGTTGACAATATCCCAATGCTTTTCTGTTGGTTCCCAATATCCAGTGGGAAGGTCATCTAGACTGTCAATATAATACTTATTGCCAGTGAAATCATACTCAACTTCAATAGGCCCAACGTGGTTTTTTGCAGCATAAGTGATAACCAACGGTGCTGCAAATTGTGCAGGAGCAAAGACATGATTGCCATTGAAGAACTTCAACTTCTTGACCCTACCTTTTAGAGCATTCTTTACCTGTTTCTCAATATCTTTTGTGGTACGATACAACCAACCAGCAGGATGAATTAAACTCACATTGTCCGAATTATTAAGTGCCATGAGTAAGAACTCAAGGTGGATGTTTTTTAGATAAGGTGGATTACCAATGGTATGAGTAAAGTGCATATTGGTAAGAGATTCGCGGTCAGTAGTTACATTTATTCTATCATCAATCTGATTAATTGCATAGATGTGTCTGGAATCATTCTCCCAGATGGTAATATCTTCAGGAGCATATCCTTGGCGCTTGATTGCACACAAAGAGTGCAAACCTGAAGGGTCTCCAATGATAGAAAGTTTCATCAGATGAATAGTTCGTCAAACAATTCTACACTAAGTTGCTGCTGAGTCTTACCTGAGCATGACAGTTTATGAAGTGTCTTACACTCATCTTCGCTCATAGAGTGTCGAATATCGTCCGCTGCTTGAGTAATAGTGTGACTCAATGTTTTTGGATTGATAACATCCTCGTTGATTAATTGACGAAGAATCTCCTCACAATCCATAGTATCATGAATGTAATTCTCAGACTCAATTACGGTATAGATTGAGTTGACTTGCTCTCCACACTTAAGACAGTGGTAGATAACCAAGGGCACACGTTCTAGGATTGCCTTGATAGTCTCTTGCTTGGAATAAAGCATAGACTTCTCAGACTTCTCCGATTGATTCTCCTTCTTCTTGTTAGTTTTGCCATTAGCGTTGTTATCATTCAGAAGGACGGACTTAGCAACATTGCCATAACTTGCTTCAAGATTTACATCAAACTCAATGTTCTCCAAGTTCTTGAAATTCAGGCGATCTGCAATACCAGAGACCAAATTGATTGTGTTACCTACATCAGCAGCGAGAACTGCAACAACCTGATCCTGATTAAGAGTGGCAAACTCTTCATTCCACTCAAAAATAGCAGCGAAGTCAGTGTAAGTGTACTGAGTAAGTTCTGGATTAGATTCACATGCAGCAGCATAAGTTTGCCGAAGAGATTCAAGACAACGTTGCGGGCAAAAATCAATCACCTGCCAATCATGTGTGCCAGATCCTCCCCTGAACGCAAATTGTGTCCAGAATTCAATACTCTTACCCTCTTTACAATTGATAATGGTATCAATCTTCTTCGCAGTTACTCCGCGAACGTTAGCACTTTGAGTAATAATGCAGGAAGCAACATTCTCATTGATATGCTTGTTGATCATATCGGAATCAACTTTAGCACTGCCATGTGCAACTAGAGGAGCAAATCGTGTGCCCTTCATATACTCTGCAAATGCATCACATGCTTTTACAGATGACAGAGTAATATAAAGATGGGTTGCATCTTTTAGAAGACGATTGTTGCGATGAACATGGCGTTCCCCAACAAACATTCTACTTACAAACTCCTGGACAAGTGCAGGTTCCATGAAGTTACCTTCCTCATCAACATTGAAGAGATTCTTCATAGCATCGGGGTCATCTCCATAGACTGCCTGATACTGAGCAGATTCATACTTGGCAAGGATAATCTTCATCGAAGGACAGTTATTAAGTCCCAACTTCTTCTCAAGTTGCTCTTCAAAATAGGAGTAAATGAAACGATTGGAATCTGGAAAATCCCATACCATTTTGTATGCAGTTCCAGTCACATACAACACGGGGCAATTAGTTGCCTCGCGCAGTTTGTTCCACTGATCGGTATTATATCCATGATCTGCTTCATCATAAACAAGCAGATCAATATCGATCGGCAGATTCAAAGTTTGACGCTGACCTTGAACAGTGGACCACAGAATAAGTTGCTTATCTGTGTTATACCAATACTCAATCTGTTTTTTATAGTCTTTGTCCTTAAGGTTAATAAAGACAAGGTTGCTAAACTTGTTGAAGTTCTTACTATCGTCCTTCCACGATTGCATGGGAGAAGTATAACGGGCAACAACCAAAGTTACCTTGAATCCCTTATCAACAATATGGGAAAGTGTCATGACAGACTTACCTGCACGACACTTAGCAAACAACAAGAACTCCAGGTAATCTGCCTGTGCCTTAGCAACAAATTCTTTCTGATACTTTGCAAGTATAAGGGTATCTTTCTTCTCAGGAGTTGTAGCAAAGAACTCCTTCTCTACCATATCTTTTACAATCTCAGGAGTGATAGGATACCCCTCAATACATTCATATGCCTCAGTTCCAACCTGCCTGATTCCAGCAATCTTCAATACAAAGGGTTTAATCATATAGTCTGTCACATCGACATCTTCATAGAACCCAAGTTCGGTATACTTTACTCCCGCATCTCTTGCTTTATTGTAGTCACTACCAGTACGAGGAATTCCATGAGTTTCAATCATCAAAGGGCCCTTAGTCTGTCCCCATCCAAACCATCTGGGTTTGTCTTCTTGACCAATGTTGTAGATGTTCATAATAAAAGGTTGTTCAATAGGTAAATCATACCACACCATTGATTAGATGGTGTTAGAAACGATTCTAGGGAAGTCTGATGGCGTTCTTATTAGTAGAACACATTAAAGGTGAGTAATAATTAGACACCTGCTTTTATAGATTTATGCGCCAACCCAACAAGTTTTGTACGTTCTACACCTTTAGGAGCACGACCATTCTTCTCAGTGAAGTCCTTAATAAGTTCTGCTTTTCTTGCTTTCAGTGCAGCACCTCTCTCTTTATTTTTAGCGGCATCTCTCTCCTTTCGAGTCATACCACCACCATCATCGGTTTTCCAATCACGACGTGGTTTTGATTCAGTTTTCTTCTCTTCTTTCTTTTTAGTCGTCAGAAGTTTAGTTGCTGCCTTTTCTGCTTCTTTTGATGCAACTTTAGCAGCAGATGTTGCTTTTTGAGTATCACCACCAGATGCTTTTGCTGCTACTCTAGCTTTTGCTTCTGCTCTTCTTCTCTCTTTTACCTTATCAGCATAAGACTTTGCAACTTCTTTACTGCCACGTTCTTTTTGTGGTTGTTCTTGACGAGTGCTTACTTGTCTCTGTGTTCCAATATCTTTTCTATCTTTGTATGATTTAGCAGGAACCATTTTGCCGCCGCCAACAGCTACCATTCTCCGTTTTTCTGGTTCAGATTTTCTTCTATCTGCGCCAACACGTCCACCTTCGCCAGACTTTTTAATCTGACTTCTATCCATCACATCCTTGTCATAAACTTCCGTAATAAATTGAGAAAAACTTTTCATCGGTGGTTTTGACTTATCGATATTATATATTTATTGTCCCCAAAAGTCAAGAGTTTGGGGACACCTCTTCAACTGTCCTACTTTTTCAATCGTCTTGCTCTTCCTGTTGCTCTTCTTTTTTATTAAGTCTCTCGCCTGGTTTTGCTACTAGACCCGCTTCATAAAAGTATTTTACTCGTTCACGACGTGCTTCAATTAGCATATCATATTGTTTCTGTTGATCTTTAGTGTATCGGAAATCTTGACGCCTCCAAGTTTCGCGGAGTTCTTGAAGATGTGGGAGAACGTTTACAGTTTCAGTCATTGTTTTGTGTGGTTGTGGTTTTAGTAGTCGATGTTGCCGTTAAGATATTCTTTCATATTGAAGTCCTTTTGTTTTTCAACAAGGTCTTCAATATCTTCAGAAACAAAGTCAAAGTTTTCCATTTCTTCAACTTGAATGTCGTCGAACCAGTCCATAAGTGATATGCTTACAATAATAAAACAGTTTGAAGGTGAGTAATAATCAACAGGCAAGAATGCCGTTAGGAATTTCCACAGGTTCTGGTGCTACCATATCTTCAAACTGGTGCATATCATAAGCAAACCAGTTATCATTGCGGAAAATGTAGGAGTATTCTTCACCTTCAGAGAAAAACTCTTCCATATCTTTATCAAGACGAGGTGGACAATTCTCACCACGAGTGGAATAGTATTGAGGACCATATTCCTCAACCTCAACATTCTCGATCACATGTTTTGCAATTTGCTTACCAGTCCAACGATCTTTTGTCCAACAGGTAGACATGTCGCCGCCATCAATCAACTCCACTACTTTCTCCTTTGAATTGTAGTGTGTGTTAAGAATTTTGCCCAACCAAGTAGGATAACCGTCCCAATGATGATAAACAGAAAGAATAGAGTCATCTGAAAGTTGAATACCAATTCTTGAACGAGTTCCCATGATAAAGAAAGAAAGGAAACCAGAAGACCACTCTGGTGATTGGTTTAGTGGGGCGAATGCCGCAGGTCACACTATTGAAACACTTTAGAGGTGAGTAACTTTAATTACTTCTTTTTGCGTTTAGACTTTGAAACGCCAGAAGTGTTTCTAGGGGTATCCAAGCGGGTGGTTCGTCTTTTACTTGAACTTGAACCTCTGTTACTACTGTTTCCAGTTGACGATTCCACATTTTTCTTGTGTTTTTTACGGGGCTCAAAGGGTTCTCCATCTTTGTTACTGATCTTATATTGTCGTGCTTTTAGTTTATATCTATCGAGGTATTTTTGCAAGTGCTCTTTACATTCAAAATGACACACAGTGGTGTCAGTCTCTAATCTCCAAGGGAAACCATTTTGATGTTTTTCATTCATATAAATCAGATTAATTTCGTTTGGTACACCAATAACCACCACTAGGTTTATCAGCACAAACATATACATTTGTGCCAGTATTGTTCCAGTGTCTCATGACTCCAGAAACAATAACCATATTAGTAGTGAGCAGACTGACAAATATGATGCTGCGAATGATAGCAACATAATTGTCATAAGGTTTTGTTTTGTCATCACTAAAACTCCCTAACGAATACTTCCATATCCTCCAAAGTTTCAGCATACTTATTCTTCCTCGTATGAACATATTCTAATTGATTCCATTCTGTTGGATAGCAAAGTAGAAGTGTGTGAATATATTTGTGTTTTTCGTTCTTTGTATATTGGCAATTAGGTTTTGGTTTGATACCAGTTTCGATTGTAATATACATTTCGTCATAAAAATACACCCAACCCTCAACGTTTACGTGCTCTGTCTTCCATAGAACATAGTCATCAACTTGAGGAATATACTTCATGAGAAAAATGCTGCTTCCAAGGGATTTAGGTTAAGTTGCATCGCAGTATATGGACGAGTATCAGAAACGTCTACCTTATTTCCGTGCTTGGTGGAGTTAATAGGCGCATGATAGCACTTCTTTGTTCTACTGTAGAAACCCCAGATTGACCGGGGTGGTGTGTCAGTATAAGAGAACATGCCATGGTTGATAATCCAAATAGCAAGCATATTTTTTCGATGCTCTGTAACCTCATAGGAGTATCCTTCAGGTGGTTCATGAATAAAATCAGGGGGCAGTTCAATCATCAGGTAGTAAACTCTTCAACAATACAGGAGTCAAGATCTTCTGCCAGAACATAAGTTGGTGCTTTCATGACATTCTCACGAAGGCGATTGTAGTGTGGTTGATTGAAACCATCATCACTATTTACAATTAAGTCAAAACATTCATCATCATGTTCTGCAACTACATTCCATAACCCACCATATTCCGACTGTGGAAAAGGAACAAAGTGCTCAACAACGTAAAGATACTTGGTCATCAGTTTGTGTAAATTACTCCTTGATTTTAGTATAAAGTTAGGTGTCGGTCAAGTTGAAGAGTTGTCTTTGCAACTCATATTTGATCGGGATGAGATGTTGATATAAAAATGTTTTATATTCATTATCTTCAAGTAGTTCAGTTAATCTATCTACTTGCATTTGAGCAAGGATCAACTTTTTTTTTTCATACTGGCAGTTTAGCAACAGATTTTTTCTTCCGATGCCTATCTATAAAGTTAATAGCAGACTGACGATTGCGACAGACTTTGAGAACATTTGCTTGATGAACGACTGCTAATTGTGTAGTACTGCCACTAACGGGAACTGCTGCATACATCATAGGATCACCATATTTTCCAACAATGAATCCCTGCTCTACAGGTTTAGGGTCTAGAATGTCGCTCTTTTGTTGTATTAGTTTCATATGATAAATTAGCGACGAATCTCACTAATAGCGGGTTGACCTTGATTGAACACAACATCAACAACTGCCTGAACTTTTTTGGCAGTGCTGATACCAACTCGATCATAAGTTGGAATACAAACTAAACCAAATGTCTTCTCACTTCCACCCAAACGTATCACACGACCAATCGACTGACTGATGCCAATGTAGTCCATGTTTCTCATGAAGATAACAGCCTCAAGTCCACTGACGTTGATACCTTCAGACAGGATAGAGTGATGAAGAACAACAAATTTCTTGGTCTTGTCCTTGCCCCAAGTATTCAGGGTGTCAAAGAATACGTCACGATTGACTTTCTTGCCGTCGATGATTGCACCGGTCTTCGATGTAATCGTCATCCAAGAATAACCACGTTCAGCAAGTTGCAGGCAGAAGTCAGAGTGAGTCAAAAGGTTGATGATTTGCTTTGTTGTGCGAGCACAGATCAAAGTCTTATCGATGTCATTGTCATCAATAGTTTCAATCAGATTGTCACAATCATCAGCAAACATTACCTTGCGACCTTTGATCATAGGCAATTGCTTAACTACAACTTTAGGGGGGAGAATGTAACCCTGCTCAACCAACTCAGGAGCAGGAACATTACATAAAACTTGACCATAAACACTCCAATTCATTCCAGGTTTAGATGCAGCAAGAGAATGTTTGGGTGTTGCTGTAAAGAAATAGCAACGATTTGTATTCTCTGCAAAATACTCAGTCGCGGGGAAGAAGTTACGCTGAACGCTGTTGTGTGCTTCATCAAAGTAGATGTTGTCCACCTCAATATCTGCTTCCATAACACGATGAAGAGAATGATAGGAAGTGAAGATGATAACGTTCTCACCCACTGCGCGAGCAGTGTTAGCAAAGACATGAATATCATCTGCTTTTGTTGTAGAATAGTGAGGTGTTTCACCACTATGAACGTGCATCACATGTGTGTGAGTTGTATCGATCAACTCAAGAAACTCAGAGCACAATTGTTCTGCCAACAGAATACGTGGAGCAACAACAACAGTCGTCATTCCGTTGTCAATATACTTGCAATTCTCAACAACATCCTGAATCATACAGATAGTTTTGCCACCACCTGTAGGTACAATAACTTGACCCTTATCATAGGCAAGCATACTGTTGAGAATGCGTTTCTGATGCGGGCGAAGCGTAATCATAATGCAGTACCTGTGTTACTAGGACAGTTTCAAGGTGAGTAATTTTGTTCCATAAGAATAATCCCCCTTAACTGTTAAGTCAAGAGGGAAATGTCAGTTTTCATGAGATTTACCAGAACATTTGAGTTTTTCGACCATATGTTCAGCAAATGCTTCCATTTTTTCTGGATGAATTTGTTGAATACCTGCGTCTTTTACTGCATTTTCTATACTATTGATTTCATTTTTATTAAGTTTCTTGCTCTTTGAGGGTAATGTCATCGAAACCTCTGTTTAACTTATTTGTGTTGATATTATAACACGATAATTCAATTTTCTTCAGATGTACAGGAACTCCAGAATTCTTCCCAATCTTTAGTATCAGTAGTTTTTAGAATATTATTATTAGGCAACATATCTAAGACTTTTCTACATTTGATTGCATACTTATTATAATAGTCAAATACATCTTTGACTTCTTCACTTAAGTCACACAATAATTCATCTGGTGTTGTTTTTTCATCAGACAAATACTCAAATATTACGTCACTCAAACGTTCTTTACGTTGTTCAGAATAACTATTCATGCTGTCCATCTTTTTGTTTTCAAATACTCTAGTACATCATCGCGAACGTTCATTAACTCATGATAACAAAGTTGATTGTGAGCACATTGGCGAAGTTGTGAATCAGGTTTTAGTACACTTTCAACAAATAGATCTAGTCCACGGTTCCACTTCTGCTGCTTAGTTTCATTGTCTTGAATACTGTTCTGATCATGCATACAATTAAAACCTTAAGGTTCGCAATATTGATTATTTAACAATGTCCCAATGATCGTCATTAGACTCACTCATCCAGAAAAAGTATTTTCCACTGATAGATGCAACAAACATCTTACCATCCTCACGCTTTTCAATACGACAAGAATGCAATCCATCCATTAAGTTAGCAAAACGATTTTTTGCTTTTGTGCTCTTTGGTTTTACACAAATGAATTCAGTTTTAGTCTTAGTGGTCATAATGTTTTAAAGAACTTAAAGCTTGTCTATTAACCGGAACAAAGGTAGTCTACATGGAATTCACGAACCTGTCAAGCGATTTGGAAACATTGTGTTTTTACTAAAAGAATTAGGATTAAGACCAAGATACGAATGATAGAGTTTTACTTCCATCTCTCTTGCTTCTTGTTCCCATGGTTGATCAGAATACTCCGTATAAGAGTGATCTATGCCCCTCCAATAGCGTTTCTCTCCTTTATCCTTAAGATGACCCTTAACATGTTGATAAACGTGCCACAGTTCGTGTAGAAGGATAGTACAGTACTTATCAATATCGAGACGGTTATGCATCTCAATCTCAAACTCTCTGGGACGATAGTCAGAATCCATCGCAGTACACCACCCATGAACACCTTCACGAAGAAGTCCACGATGATTCACTGTAATGTCTAGTTTATGACGAGGAAGATACTTTTTGACGAACCAAAAAACTACATCTTCACAACGCCTTTGACTATAGTTGTATCCACGGGTTTCAAGATAGAGCATTGATAGCAGCAGCAGTGACACGAGTGCCCCAGTTCATCATCCAGAAGAACGAAGCAATAAAGATTAGTTTGTGAGTGGCAGTCATACCCCCTGTGTCTTGTATGCACCTATTATAAACCCCTCCAGGGGTCTCCTAGAGGGGTTGTGGACGGTTTGTGAGGTGTCCTGAGATTATCCCTTAACTATAATCTGAGTTGATGATATGGCAGTTCCTGCTTCAACTGATGGAGTATCTGCTGTTGTGCTTAAACTTCCATCTTTTTGAACATAATGAGTTTTAGCAACTGTCAAACTAGATTGTGCATCATCAACAGAACCTTCAATTTGAATTTTTGCAGTGGCACCATTTGAATATGCAGCATCTGAGAAACCAATGAAATTTGTTGATGTTAGATTGGTTTCAACAAAAGCATTTCTTAATATTCTTGTTGATTGATAATTTGAATTGTTGGCATCTTTGTATATAATTAAATTTCTTTTTGAACTTGGATCATAAACCACTGTCGGTCCTCTTGATTCATAAGCATTAAATGTGGGTGCGCTATCGGATGCATAGTCAAAACTAATTGACGTACCACTGACAGTTCCTAACTGATATTTGCCATGATCAGAGTCAGCATTGTCACGGAAAGTAATAACCACTTTTTGTGCTGCCTGATCATAGGCAACATGACACTCGTTTGCATTACCGTCACTGAATGTTGTTAAACTTCCGTAAGTAATTGATGTACCACTCACAGTGCCTACTACTGCTTTTCCGTCACTACTATCTCCAGAATCTTTATACGCGATTATAATCTTACCATTATCTGAGTCATATCCTGCTCCTATATGATAGGTATTTCCGGTTTCAAAAGTTTGTGCTCCACCAAAGCTAATGTCTGTACCACTTACAGTTCCCACTATTGCTTTTCCTCTTGTATTATCACCTTGATCATTATAGGCTATAACAACTTTACCATTATTTTCATCAAACACAGCGTTAATAGTATTACTAGATCCACTTTCAAATTGTGCAACACTACCAAAACTAATTGAGTTGTCACTTGGATCAACAGTTCCTACAACTGCCTTTAATCTATTACTATCATTGGGTTGTGAAAACGCAAATACAACTTTGTTATTAGTTGAATCAAATGCTGCTGAAATATAATGAGATCCAACATCAGAACCAGTATCAAATTTAACAGAAGTTCCAAAAGTAATTGTATTGTTGGCGTTTACCGTTCCTACAATACCTCTACCATATCCACTCTGATCCTCAAATCCGATTACAATTCTATCAGAATTTGAATCGTAAACTATTGCGGGATATTCCATCGTATTATCAAAGAATTTTGTCGCCGCTGTTGTTAATGATATGCTGGTATCAGTTATTTTACCAACAGCTGCATATCCCTTCTGATCAGAATCTTTTTTATAGGAAATAACCATTTTTTCAACACCAGAATGATAAACTCCATTGAAATTTACCGAATCTGTTGATGTTGGAGTGTAATTATTAACACTTCCGACTGTTTCAGTAATTTGAGTGGTAGTTACACCTGCAACATTTCCATCAGAAGTTACAATAACTGCCTGACCATTAGATAATGTTCCTGAAGCAACCATTTCTATGGTCCCACCACCACCAGCAGAAGCCCAATCACTACCATTATATACAGTTAGTTTATTATCTGTGCTATTATAATATGCGTCACCAGTATCTGGAGAAGATGGATTTGATGTGCTTATAGCAAGTCCAACTCTATTATCTCTTATCTTAGAATCATTGTTGTCAGATCCTACAAATATTGCCATGTTTACTATACCTTGTAGAGCATGATTCTATATTTCTTATTTATTAAGACTTGATTCTTATTTTAGTATCTGAAAGTGCAGTTCCTGCTT